CCTTAATTTTTATAAAATGAGTTGAAATGGGGGGGTAGTTCAAAAAAACTGTGGATAAGTCCGCTTAAAAAAGGTAGCATTGAGGCCATGAACAAATTACCGCCCGAATTGCACGTTGTCCAAGGTTCGAAAGGAATGAACCAAGGCGTTAGCTTGCCTGAGTCAGTCAAAGCCCGAATCCCCAAGGCCGAATGGTTAGATGACCCCGAAACTTGGGACAGAAATAAATTTATTACCGAAACCTCTGAGTTTTTATACAAAGTGTATGGCATTGGTAATGACCAAGATAAGCATACGTTGGCATATCTTGCAGAGCAGATTGATACTTATATTGAGTGCAAAAAAGCATTGGCTAAGTCCGGAGTCATTGCGCGATTTAACAATGGCAAAACGGTTGGCCCAAACCCGTATTTAACGGTACGGCAAAATACCCTAAAAACAATAATACAGCTTATGAACGAATTAGGCTTAACCCCGAGAGGCAGATTAAATAGCGGTAAGGCTGAAGCTGATAGCCCCGTTTCTAGGTTCTTAAAAGGTCCAAAAGGATGAAGTGGGAAGATGGCGTTATATATGCGCAACAAGTCGCAAAGGGTGAAATTAACGTTTGCCGCAATGTTAGATTGGCATGCCAAAGGTTTCTGAACCACCTAGAAGATAAAGAATGGGCGTGGTATTTTGACCCCGATTATCCGGCCCATGTGCTTGATTTTACGGCGGCGTTAAAACATACAAAAGGCCCGCAAGCGGGCGACCCAGTAGTTTTAGAACCATTTCAGATTTTGCTGATTTGCGCTATTTACGGGTTTCGCAATAAAAAGAACCATGAAAAAAGAATGGTGTCTGACGTTATTGTGTTTATTCCGCGAAAGGCGGGTAAGTCAACTATAACGGCGGTTTTGGCACTTTACGAGTTGCTGTGCGGTGAGGCGGGTGCGGAGGTCTTTACCCTTGCTACAAATCGGGAACAGGCTTCTATTGTGTTTGATGCCGCCCGTGGTTTTATTGAAAATATGCCAAGCGATTTAGCTTCTCTTTTTAATTTGAGCAAGTATCAAATTTCAAAGTCAGGAGACAGTCAGTCAATGTTTAAGGCGTTATCCCGCGACACAAAGAAGTCAGGTGACGGTAAAAACCCAAGCTGTGCTATTGTTGACGAAGCGGCGCAAATCACAGATAGAAACGCAATTGAGGTTCTGCACTCGGGTATGGTTGCCCGACAAAACCCGTTGCGGATTTATATTACGACTGCAAGTTTTACCAAGGAGACAAAATTCTATGAAGACTTGTCAATGCTTGAAAACATCTTGCATGGCAATCAACCGGACAACCCAAGATGGTTTGGCCTATTGTATGGGCTTGACCCGCAAGACGATTGGCGCGACCCTGCAACGTGGTCAAAAGCCAATCCTATGCATGGAATCAGTATTTTTGAAGAAGCCATACAAGCGCGGGCCGAAGAAGCCAAGCACAAACCTTCTGCTTTAAATGAGTTTTTGTGCAAAACCCTGAACATTTATGTTAGTGCTAACTCCGCATGGGTGGACCAAGCATATTGGGATGACCCGCAAGCCCGCATACTACCGGCCCGCGATGAGCCTGAAGCTGTATTTATTGGGTTTGACTTAGCGGCAACCCGTGACTTAAATGCCGTATGTACTCTTAAAAGATACGCGGACAATGATTACGAGGCTGAATTTAAATTCTTTTTGCCGGAGGAGGGTTTTGAGTTAGTTCCAAAACATTACCAACAAATTTTTATACAAGCCCAACGGTCAGGAATACTGCATTTGACCCAAGGCAACGTTATGGATGACAGAGAAATCAGCGATTACATTGGACAACAAGCCGAAAAATATAACTTGAAAGAAATAGGCTATGACGCATACAATGCGGCAAGTTTAGTTGCTAGATTGCATGAAAACGGGATGCCGGTCAAAAAAGTTGGGCAGGGAATGTCGGTTTTAAGCAACCCTTCGAAGCACGTTGAGAAAATGATAATGCAGTACCAAATCAAGCATGATGGCAATCCTTTTGTCAGTTGGCAACTTGGAAACTGCGAAGTTTATGAAGATGTAAATGGAAACGTCAAAGTTCGAAAGAATGAAAGCGATACAAGTGCCAAAGTTGATGGTATTATTTCGTTAATTATTGCAATGCATTGTTCTTTGGACAATCCGGCGGTAAGTGGGTTTGGATTCAGGGCTTTTTGAGGAAAAAACATGGACTTTCGAGGCATACCGGACATTTTTAAGCCAAAAGCGAAGAAAACTGACGAGTCAAACACGCTTTTCGGACAAACTGCGCTAGGCAATAACGTTATTTACCAAGGCCAAAATAACAGGCCAACGGTAAGTACACAAATACTTTACGTTACAACTTCAAGTTCTACAACTGCCGGAAGGCCGGTTGATACATCGTTATTGTCTCGAAATAGCACGGTAATGACTTGCGTTGGCGTTAAGGCGCGAGCAATTTCACAGCTTCCTATTCGAATTATGGCAAAAGGCAAAGACGGGGAACTTGTCGATGCTTTGCTTGATGAATCGGTTGGCCCGCGTGACAAAAACAAAGCACGGGCAGTTTTAAACTTGCTTCAACAACCAAATAACTTCCAAAGTCAGTACGAATTTTGGTATCAATGGATGATGTGGCATGAAATGCTAGGTGAAGCGTTTACGCTTTGGTTTAGAGCAGACCAACAAAATCCTACGCAAACGCCGCTAGAAATGTATATCTTGGACAGCACATTAATTGCTGTAACCATTAATGAGATGCGTTATCCAAGCTACAGATTGTCCACACCGTCTTACGGTTTTAACAAAGATGAGCCGCTAAATTACTGGCAAGTAATGCATTGCAAAGATATGGCATGGCAAGGTTCTGCGGGTTTTAACAAGGGTATGCTTGCCGCCGAATTGGTTGGGCTTGACCAAGATATAGATATTTACGCAAACTACGTCATGCTAAATGGCGCAAAGCCATCCGGCGTATTTAGGACTGAGCAAGTTATACCGAACAGCAAGTTTGAAGAAATTGCCGCCCGATTGAAAGAGGCGTGGTCAAGTATGGTTGGCAGTCAACAAACTGATAAGTCAAAACCCGGTCAATCTATTTTGCTTGACCAAGGCATGACTTACGAAGCCGTGCAAATGCTTACTTTGCAAGACACCGACCTTGCAAATTTAAAAGAGCAAACAATGAAGCGTATTTGTTCTTTGTACGGTGTGCCGGCGGCTATGGCGGGAATTACCGATTCCAAATACAATAATACTCAAACAATGTTAGATGAGTTTTATAAGACTACGATGTATCCTATCCTAGTCAACGTACAACAAAAATTAAAAGCGCAATTATTTAATGGTTACCCTAATTTATGTGTGCAGTTTGAAACAAACGACTTTTTAAAGGGTGCGGCATTAGACCAAATGAATTTTGCGACTGCCGGAGTAAATGCGGGGATTATGACTCCCAACGAAGCCCGCGAATATTTGGGCATGGTTAGTATAGAAAATGGCGATAAACTAAAAGAGAATACGGGTAAAACTGAACCAATTTCGGGTTCAAGTCCTACAGATACCGGCGGCGGGGGCGGTAGTCAAACCCGAAAAATGAATATAGGAAAATAAGTTGTCCCTGATTTTCAAATCGGTGGTAGCATATTTGGCAACGTACAAGCCTAATGGCGAACCACCGGTAAAACGGGGTAGGCCACCAAAAATAATACAGGATATTGACCGTACTAAAGTCGATGAGGTAATTCATGATACAAAACCTAACAATGGTTTGCGAAGCGAAATTAGTCCCCGAAAAGCAAGGCACAAAAATGCCAACGGGAAAAATCGAAGCCCAAGTTACGACATGGGGCGCACGTGAAGGTGCAGATGGTAGAAAATTTAACTACCAACCTGAAGGCTTCATGGATTGGGCAGAATCATTTGCCGAATCAGGCAAACCGTTGCCAATGTTTGTTAATCATTCAAGCGATGCCATTCCCGTAGGAGAATGGAACAGTTTTGAATTTACAGATGCCGGCATGAGTGCCGAAGGCCGTTTGTTTTTAAATACAACTGCCGGCAATGACCTATACAAAGTTATGCAAGAAAGCCCGACAATGTTTGGCGGCGTATCGGTTGGTGCATACGCTGAAAGCTACAAAATGGTTGACGCTGAAGGCAATCAAGTTGAAGACTCTAATTCCGATGATGGTTATTTTCAAATTACTAAGGGTGGATTGCGCGAAGTTAGCGTAGTTATGTACCCAAACAATGAAGAAGCTTGCGTAAGCAAATTAGAATATTTTCTGTCCGATGGAACGGCAGATTTGCGAGTTTTGGAACAAGCCTTGCGAGATGCGGGGGTTTCAAATCGGAACGCGGTCACAGCCGCTTCCGTTTTCAAGAAAGTGCTAGAACAGCGAGACGCTGAAAAAGCAACACTTGAAGATGCGCCGATTCAGAGAGAGTCTGAAGCGGAAGTGACCGAGACAGCAATTTTGCAAGCTTTAGAGCAACGCGAATTGTTGAAATTGTTAGATCAAAGACTGAAAGGTTAATCATGTCCCAAGTAATTATTGAGAAGTTGGATGCAATCGAAGCTAAACAAGCCGAAAGCATTACCGCCGTTGAAGCAAAAATCCCTGCCGCAATTGAAGCTGTAAAAGCTGAGATGCAAGAGATGGTCGCCGCTTTGGAAGCCAAAGTAGCTACTGTTTCCGCACCCGCAATTCACAAAGAAGTTGCCAAGTCAATTCGCACAGACGTTAACCGTAGCGTTCGTGAGCAATTGAAACAAATGTATTCCGGTAAATCTACATTTGAAAAAGAACTGCAAATCTTTGCAGATGAGTCACAGATGGCGGCATATATGTCCGAATCTTCGCAACTGACTGCCGGCGGTAATAACAAGGGTGGC